ATATTCTTTGGGTGTTGGATGTATTTTGTCAACAGAAAGTTTTTGAATACCCAATACACCATCACGATATTCACTTGCAATTTGATAGACTGCATTTTGTACAACTTCATTGTTGGCAGGGAGAATCCAAAACACCTGTGTGTTTTCATGAATCTTACTTCGAATAATTGCTAATTCGTCATATGTTTTACTTCTAGTTGGATCATTGGTTCCCAAACTTATAATTACAAGTTTGGCATTTGTATCAATTGAATTGTATTTTGAATTCCAATTGTGACTATTAATTCCAACTTTAGCATGTGCTGTGCATTCTGGTCGATATTTTGAAACACCAACAGCAATAGAATCACCTAAAATCAAACATTCTAACATATTATATCCTTTGGTCCGGCGTAGTGGAATCGAACCACTATTAATAGCTTAGAAGGCTACTGTTCTATCCGTTGAACTAACGCCAGATTTTTTATTTATTTTAATTAAACAACAATGTATTGTAATTGAAAATTATCTGCACGGTCTTCGTAACCATCATAACCACGTGGGTTGCAAACAATACGAGTGGAACCAATCATGTAGTCAAATGTATCATGTGTGTGACCATGCGTCCATACTTTAATCTGAGGACGATCCAAGATAAAATCGGAAAGGTCAGAACTATATGCACCATTTACCATCGTATCACCCTGATACTTAGGCTTAGTTGACAGTTTAGAAGGAGCATGATGACCAACAACCACAAACTTTTCGGACACTTTATCTTTAGTTACTTCATCAATCAACTTCAACATAGCCTTATGTTCTTCAACAGACTGTTCAGGATTAAAATGACCTGTACGAGTATGGAAGTTACCATCAGAATCACGGAAGTGAACAGGATGTGCAGAGTCTTCAATGATACGATAATCATTCATGTAACCCTTGATACCATACAAAGTATTAGGGTCTTCTTTGTTCATATCAGTCCAAAGAGTACCTGCAATAAAGGTTACATCACCAATCGTAATGAATTCTTTTTCCATGACATGAATGTTAGGCAATTCAGCCAATGCACCTTTGAGTTGTTCGTAAGACTTAGCAAAGTCACCATGATAATGTTCATGGTTACCCATAATGTAAATAACATCTTTGAATTGTTCGGAGCAATGTGTGAAGAATTTCATCCACTTTTCGGAACGCAGAGATTCGGTGAAAGACAAATCTTTAGCAAGACAAATATCACCAGACAGCACCAACACATCAGCAACTTCGGTGTTGTTTAATTCAATAGTTTCAAACTCCAAATGGAGGTCTGAGCATAGTGCAAATTTCACTTCAATCTTCCTTACTCTTAAAACTCAATAAACAACATAATGTTACAAGGAACCACCATCCAGACCAATCATAAAATTGGACCAAATAAGCAGTACCAGAAAGTATAGCTAAATTATAGCATAGAACCATTGCAATGTCAAGACTATTTTTATTCATAATCAATTTTTAACTTTTTCCAAAGAATCTTTACGCATATAATGTAGCTGTTGCGTCAAATCATTTGTTGGTGGAAATTTAGTCACGGGAACAAAATCAACACCATCAATTTGTTTTAAACCCCAATGTGAAAAGGTGTAATACACCTCTGTAGGTGAAAAACGATTACGTAATTTAATATATTTTTCAGTTTTCATGTTAGAATCCAAGTTGTTTACAAGGATTCTAACAGAGTTCACCTATTATGGCAATAGGTCTGTTGTTTTTCTGCTACCGATTTCAATCTTACGTGGTTTCTTTTCTTCTGGAATAATATTTTCCAGATTGATAACCAGCAATCCATCAACGATATCGGCATCCTTGACTACAACTGTGTCAGATAGTACAAACTTGTGGGTAAAATCCCTTGTACCAATTCCTCGGTGTAAATACTTATCCGAAGTCCTAGCCGTTTTGATGGCACCATTCACATGGAGTTTTCCACCCTCAGAGGTGATTTCGATTTCATTACGTTTGAAGCCGGAGACGGCAATTTCAATCGTGTATTTTTCGTCATCTTCTTTGATGATGTTGTAAGGAGGATAAGTTTGGATTTTAGTACCTTGTCCAAGAATGCTGTCAAATTCTTCAAAGGTACTTAGAAGTCGGTCAAAGCCGACAGTGGAAGGAAGCAAAGATTTGCCGTATGGCAATGATAGATGTGTCATAGTTTTCTCCTAAAAGCGAGTTAATTAAAATTACTACCCCGAAGGCATAGTAGTCCTGCTTACTTAATACAGGGTCAACTAACGGGTGACAGTGCAATTGCCCGGACGCCTTTTACCGTAGCATCAAACAGCCCTAAGGTGGGCAGAATTAGTGATGGTTTTTTACAAGGTTACCACCACCTTGTTCCCATCCCGGGGATATTTTTATTTATCCAAACTTTGTGGTTTTTTACCAATATTATATTTCGGAATTAATTCCCAGTCAGATTTTTCTTTATGTGAAATGATTTTTACCTGAGACAAAGATACGATTGGATCCTTTGTCTTATTTGCATCCACTATCTTAATAAGTTCCCAATCTTCCAGCAAATTGGTAACTGTATTCCTACGTGCAATATCATTTTCTGTAATGTCAGTTGGTTTTCCATCCAACGAAAAAAGTTCTTTGAAATGTACAATATAATACTTGCCTTGCTTATGTAAGATATGGCAAGATTGGTAAAGTATTTTTTCTTTTTTTGATGCAACACCAATGCGAGTGAGAGTTTCACGAACTTTTAAAAAGTCGTCTTTCTCGGCTAATGTTACCTCTACCATATCTTCTATTTTTATCATTATTTTTTCACTCCGCCCTTGTCTGTTTTTTCTTTTATCAAAGCGATATCTTCATCTGTAAGAATGCGGAGGGCTTCTTTGGCTTTCTCATTGGAATAACCAAAATATTCTTTCACACATTCTATGTCCTTTACGGCCGTGGCTTTTTGCCACTTTTCAAACTTGCGTTTTATAGGCCTAACGGTATTTAGAAGATATTGGTATTGAAGTTTTTTAGGTAGACTGTGGTTCATATTCATCTGATTTGCATAGAGTATGCAGTCCATATGATATGAGAGTGAACGGTTTATAATAAAAGGAGCATAGTCTTTTTCATTTTCAAGAACATCTTTTTTTGTCTGTAGAATACTGGGAATAATGTCTTTGAAAAGATCAGCCATTACTTGAACTCACACTCAATCATAAATTCAGTGAGACAAGCAATCAAGTTAATCTCTTGGTCTGCAACAAAGGCAGCTTGATATTGATACTTGGCTAGAACCAAAACAGCAGGAGGAATGCTTTCTGGTTTCAGAAATTCATACATGTTATCATATATCTTACGTAGAATTGAAGCTGTATCAGAATCAAGGTTGTTTGTAACCCACTTACGTGCAGTTCCAAAGTCTTTAGCTTTCAATGCTTTAACCAATTCGCTAATATTAACATCTGAAACTGCGGCAAGAATACCTTTATCGATAGTCTTATCAGTGTTCGATGAATAACGTTGTAGTTCATTCAGAACACGGCGATTATCTGGGAAGTGTTTGGTGATAACAGCGGCAACCACTTGTTTATCATAAGTGATACCTTCTTCAGAAAGAATCCATTCCACACGCTTGAAGAATTGTGTGGCCATCTTCCCTTTCTGCCCGTTTTGAAGTTTGAATTCAACAACAGAACAACGAGAATGGAGTGCATCCATAATCTTATTTTTGAAGTTACATGTGAAGATGAATGAACAATTCACAGCATATTCTTCAATTGAGCCACGTAAAGCGGCTTGTGCATTATGTGTTAGATAATCAGCCTCATCAATAATGATGACCTTGCGGCCACCAGAAAGGCTCATCGATGATGCATAGTTTTTAACTTTGACTCGGATATATTCGACACCGTTGTCGTCCGAACCGTTGATGACAATATAGTCGCAACCGACTTCTTCACAGAGGGCTTTTGCAATCGTTGTTTTACCGACCCCTGCGGATCCAGTAAGTAGCAAATTTGGGATTTCTTTTCTGTCAACATATTCCTGAAACGTAGATTTAATAGACTCCGGAAGAATACAGTCCACAATTTTGTGAGGACGATACTTTTCCACCCAAAGCATTTGGTTGCTTTCCATTCACATACTCCATCATAAAAAAATTCATTATATCATATTTTACGCCAAGTGTCATTCTCTTTGACGTAAAGTTTACCATCAGGACCTGGTACAATCTTCACTTGAATATTTTTTTCTGTTCCTGGTTTATATCTTGGTCCTGTACCTAAAACATACATGTTTGCTCCATAGTATTGCTGAGGCGGCATTTCTTCACCGTATGTTGCCTGCAACTGCAACACAGGTTTACCTTCAAGTTGTTTTTCTAACTCCGCAGTTGGTAGTTCGTCTTGCTTATAAACAATACGTTCTTTGACTTGTTTATAACCTTCAACACCAACTGCAAGTAGACCAACCAGCCCTAGACTTTTTGCAAAATTTCTACGGCCGACTGGGTTCATTTTGTTTCAGTCATACCAAGATACAGTGCTTCGAATTCATTGTCTTCGGTTACTTGTTCTTGGAAAGATTGTTTGTGATGGGTCTTTGCCATACGGCGTAAGACTTTCTTTGGAATTTTAAAGTTATCATAGAGCACCTCTACAATATCTTTGATGGCTTCTTTATGTGAATCAATCACCGACATTTCGTTAGAAATTTCAGACAGTGCATCACGAATAGATTTGAGTTGGTTCTCATCAAAAGAACCATAAAGTGTTGTCACAGCAGTCATAATTATCCTTCGTACTTAGAACCAGTTTCAGTTGTAATCCAATATTCAACAGAAAGTGTTGTGTTCTTAAAATGACCAATACCTTTTGAAGAAATGGTAATATCATAAGAACCAGGAATCAATTTCAAATTGTCTGTTGCAAAAATCATACGATAAGATGCACCTGTTCCACTGACATTCATCTCAGTCGAATTAACGTGTGAAGAATCATCTTTCATATCAAAAGTTTCAATAGTAACTTTTTCACCATTAGAAACGAATGCAATGTTAGGAGAACTTAGAACCGATGCGGCTCGCATAATCCAATCGAGATCATCTGGACTTAAAGTGAAAGAGATTTCAGCATTATCCATGTTCACTTTTTTATCAGGAGGAACAAGGATGTTTTCTTTTGATGTTTTGCGATAGTTGGTTTTAGAACGACCCGAAAGACCAAGAATTGTAATATTCTTTTCAGAGAATTCTACTTCAGGTGTATCTGCACGTTGCATAGACAACACACCAAGGAAGTTATTCAAATCATGAATACCAAATTCATCATCGAACGTATCTTTTAGTTCAGCACGTGCAAGGATGTTTTTCTGTTTGGAAATAGTCTCAATAACATTTCCAGGTTTAACAAAGATACCTTCATTAATTGTGGAAAAGTTTTTAAGAATGCTCATTGTGTCATTTGACAGTTTCATTACGATACTCCTTCATATAATTTTCAATTGTACTATAACCATAAGATTGTTGCAAGCATCCTAAAATATTTTGCCTTAAATCTTCCATAGTCTTAGTGTTTTGAATTGTGTGGTCAATATGACCACCAATCCAACTCCATTCGGATGCATGTACTTTGGTTCTCTCATGCATAAATTCTAATGCTTTATAATCTCCAGAATTTGCTCTTGCGGCATTATCATAC